CAAGAATAATATAGGTCACAAAATTCATGTTCTAATTTTTGTCTAGATTTAAATTCCAGTCGAGCCGAAACCCGCCGCGCCGCGCTCCGTGACGAGGCCCGTGCACTCGCCCGGCACCTCAATAACCTCGGGCGTCACGCACTTCTCCAGAATCAGCTGGGCGATACGGTAACCTGGACGAATTACGAATGGCTGATTGACGTCCAGATTCTGCAGGACCACCTTGACCTCGCCCGTGTAGTCAGGGTCGATCACACCCGCCAACGTGTCCAGACCGTGCTTTACGGCCAGTCCACTACGAGGTGCAATACGTCCATAAGTTCCTGGCGGGAGATTGACGGTGATACCGGTCGAGACGACCACGCGCCGGCCAGGGAGTACGACGTAATTGTCAATGCTGAACAGATCATACCCAACGGCACCTGGGGTTGAGCGCGTAGGCAGAATTGCATGAGGTACCAGCTTAGTGACATTGAGTGCCATTGTACACATCCAACGATACACGCCTTTATATAGAGAATTAACCTGTTTGAATAATAAGATGGCCATAAAGTCCCTTATACTAGACATCGACGGAGTCCTCGTGCGCGACAAGCTCCTTCTCGCACATGTTCAAGAAAACTGTGTAAGGTACGTAGCCTCGAAGCTTCCAGAGGCCAAGAACCCCCGCGACGTCAACCGCGTACTGTACATGACGCACGGCCACACGGCTCGGGGGCTCCAGAAGTCTTTTCAGATTGATGCGAGTGATTTTAACGAAAAGGTGTATGATAAGCGCGTCTTGGAGCATTTGGCCGAAGTTATTTACGGTACTGAATTCCAACTCGAGGCTAAGGAGATTTCTGAATTCACAAAGAAGGGCTGGAACGTGACCCTCTTCACGAACGCACCGGCCGTTTGGGGCGGTCGGGTCGCACGGGCGATAAGTGACGAGGTTTGCCTTCGCTGTCCGGGCGACAATCTCATAACATCTCACATCAAGCCAGAGGCTCGGGCCTACGCCAACTTTTCAAGGGTGCAAACCCACGTTTTCGTCGACGATTGTATGAAGAACTTGGTGACGGCGAAATTTTTGCCAAATTGGCACCCGATCCATTTTGGTGAAGAGTCCAACACATGGTGCCCTACTATCGGATCTATATGGGAATTGTGCATGTTTCTTGATACTGCCGACTTTCTCATGGATAGACACGAGACGAAATAATTAAGTGAATTAAATATAGAATGTCGTGCTTTACGCGCAACACCCAAGACCCCTTGTATGTCGTCTTGCCTTATTTCAACTTTTGTGGATTCAGGCGAAGACGGCAATTATTTCTTGAATTTGTAAACAGAATTTCAAAGACGAGAGGTATCAGGATCGTCATAGCAGAGGCTCTGGGACCCGCCCCCCTCCCAGCCCTGCCCGTGTGGCGTCATTTGAAGCTACAAACTCCAGACCAGATCTGGATAAAAGAAAACCTGGTGAATAGGGCCGTCACCGAATTCCCGGACAACTGGAAGTACATGGCGTGGGTCGACGCGGATCTTACATTTTTGAACGTAAATTGGGTCAAGGATACCGTCACTGAACTCGAGTCCTATGACATCGTCCAGCTATTCCAAACGGCCGTGAACCTCGGACCCACCGGAGAGTCCCTCAAGATTGACAGGGGGTTCGGGTACATGCACAGGGACAGTGGGACGCCTTACACGAAAACGGACAAGTACGGATTCTGGCACCCTGGTTACGCTTGGGCCTGTACACGCAAGGCGTTTGAGCAGATGAACGGCCTCGTCGACTGGGCGATTCTGGGCTCGGGTGACCGACACATGGCACTCGCGTGGATCGGGCGCGTCAAGGACTCTGCACCCGGTAACATAAGTCCAAACTATTTGAACCTATTAAACGATTATCAGAGAGCCTGTAAAGGCCTCGAGGTTTCATATGTTCCTGGTACTATACTTCACCATTGGCACGGGCGCTTCGAGGACCGCCGTTACAAAGAACGTTGGGAAATTTTGACCAAAAATAGTTTTGACCCGTGCCTAGATATTTCAGTTTCAAATTCAGGAGTGACGTGTCTGACCCGACGGGGTCTAAGACTGGCCAAGGAACTTCAGGAATATTTCACGGGACGCCGAGAGGACTCTTAAAAAAAATATACCACAACAATAATGGAAAATTTCAAGAAAAACTTGAAGACGGCATATAACACCAAGAACCTCGGTAGAATGATTAGCCTCGTGAATAACAAAAACTATGGATCAATGGTTCCTAGTAGAATGGTGCGTGCTGTTCTGGTGACGAAGTTTTGCGAGTTGATCGTATCATACGGGAAGGCTCCTATTCTTCAGAAACGCAATGTCGAGGTCCAGTGTATACCCGGGTCTGATAATTCCAAGTATGATTTTATTATAAAATTCATCGATCGTGCCAATGGAAACACCATCGCCGAACTCAATTGTGCGATCAGTATGCACAGCGCCGATAAATTTTTCTTCACGACAAAAATTTCACTCGGCCGCACCGAGAATAGATACTCCAAAAGTGGTAACCTTAGACCTACGAATAACGGCCCTGGGTATGGCACAATTATTCGCGCTTTTTTTTGCGCCGCGTCCAAAAAACTAGGCGCCGTGGCCGTGACGCAATCATCCTCATTCCTGACCAATCAAAACAAGGCGGCAGCTCTAGCCGGTACACTTAAGCAGCCGGTAAGCGCCTATATAATGAATAAGTTAGGGTTTAATAAAAATACCAACCGAAACGTCAACAATCCGCTTAATAATCATACTCGTGTATTATTCTTCAAAAATTTCAAGACTGGTACTTTCGCGAACCTACCAACTCCTGCTTTAAATTCAGTCATGAGTAATATAATGAAGAACCGGGGCTAAAAAACGCGTCGTGTGAACCCTAGGTACATCACAGACAATGTCAAATCAACCATGAACGCCGTCCAGCGCGAGTACATTCGCAACGCGCGCAAGGCTATCCGGATTGCAAACGACGCCAAGTTCAATGCCGTCGTTTACAGTTACCAAGCCAATTGGGCGGAAGCCTACTGGCACAACTACCTCAAATCGTCCGGGGCCAAGAACTTGACCGAGCGCATGGCAAGGCTGCGCACCTTCCTGAACGCCAAGGACACGAACGGGGCTCTGCGCTACCTGGAGAGTCACTAGCGCCGCAGGTTCTGGTCGGGGTCTGCGCGCCCCACGTACCATGCCCGAGGCGCCTTGCCCTTTGTGAGGAGGACATATTTATATGTTCTCGCCACCGCCCATTGCTGTGGAGTCGCTCCTGGGCGGCTCCCGCCCGTCTTCCACGCCTTGAGGCCTCTGTTATAGACCGTGTTGAGCGTCGAACGGCTAATTCCCGTTCGACGCGAAATAGCCTCCTTATTAAACTTCAGACCTGGATATGTTTTGTGAAATAATAGAGTCCATTTTGACTTTTGCTTCGTCCCACCCTTGTTCGACCGTCCCATGCGCAACTTGCTGTAGGGCGCCTTGCGTCTCCTCATGAGTTCCAATTCCCTTCTTAATTTCATAGACCGGCTCAGCCCCGTAAAGTACCGTTCAGGCCATGCGCGTCGGAGAGTGATATGACGGGGTTTCATCTATTTTATTCCAAGATAATATAAATGAATAACGGTCGCTCAAATGCGAACTTGATGGAGGAACTCGAGGGACGTCAGATGGCTCTCGCTACGATGAATATGCCCAACGCTTACAAAAATATGTACAGGGCCCAGATTGCCGCCCTCAAGCAGGAATTGGCCCGTCGTTGGCGGACGGCGGCGGTGGCCAGAAACGCACCGCGCCGGCGGGGTCGAGCAGCCAAGGTTATTCAGAAGACTTTCAAAAACATGTATTACACGCCCAACAATAATTCAACAGGACTGCGCGGCCGGGGATACCGCATGACGATGGCTCGTGTGCGTGGAAACAACGCCACTCGGGTGGGTCCCCGTGAGCGCATCATGGGTATGCTCCGCACAAAGCTGAACAACCTTCGGCGCCAGACGAACCGTGGCGCGATGGTTAACATCTACAATGGCATGTATAACAAGTGGATGGCAGCCGGTGGCACCCATGGCTCCAACATTCTGAACACCGCACAGCTTCTCATGCATCGGCGCGGCCTGATCATGTAATAAAGCGCAAGGGCGCTTAATTTTCAACCAGAAATGGGTTGGGGAATTTCCATCGACCAGGACGAGAATGGCTTTGTGTGCTGTGGAGACGCCGACTTTGAGACGGGGCCAGAGGATTACGAGGGCTACCCGCCTTGCAGCTATGATATGATCTATGAGGGGGTCGAGGAGCACCGTCGTGAGATTGACTGGGCCCGGGACGAGCAGGGACTAGACGCTGCTCGTGCACAGGCATGGGAGGCGTTCGCCGAGGCCAAGGGTCGCTGGGTAGGTCTGGACGACGATGAGCAGTGGAAGATTCACGGGGAGTGGATGGCTGAGAAGCGCGCTGAAATCAAGGCGTGTGTGGTGGACAAGGATGCGCGAAAGGCGAAGAACAATGAGATCAAGGCGTTCAATCATGGACCGGTCGTGAAGCTCGAGGATGAGATCAAGGCTCTCGAAGAGCGACTGGCCAAAAAGCGTCTGGAGCATACGGAACTCCGTGCACCTCTCACGAAGCTCGAGGCTGAGTACGCCCAGATCACGCACCCGGACCGCTACAAGAAGGAGCTTCAGGAACTGGTGGATCTTGAGAAGGCGTGGGCTCGTGAGCGTTAAATTCTCTACTTAAATTAATGAACTATGCGATCGTGGAGGGTACACGTGGTCAATGGGCCATTAACAACTCGGTCAAAAACACAATCTTCCAGTACGTGAAAAATATTATGGATCCTAATAATCAACGAGGCCACTTCAATTATTACTTCAAAAAGCGCGGACGCAATTACATCGCCGTAAATGAAAACGGCACCATCCTAGGATTTGCGATTCTTGGCCGGAACAAGTCGAATGGGACAATGAAACTCTATGTTATAGGGACGAAACCGGGAAGAGGAATTGGAGGAATTTTATTAAATCAAATTGAAAATAATGCGCGTAACCGCGGGGTCCGTAAAGTTCGGATTATGGACCCCGTGAATAATGCCATAGCCTTTTATCAGCACAAAGGATACAAGGCCAGTGTTAAGGTGAAAGGGAACAACACGATGACGAAGAGGCTTAATAAACGTAAATCACCTTCTCGCCCGTCTCCAGCGCGGCCCGCATCTTCGTCAGCGTCTTCTGCGCGGCAGTCTGTGACCCGTCAAACGCCCCGCCGTTGAATTCCTCCTCGAAATTGTCGACGTCCTCCTTGGTCAAAACCATCGTCTTATTCCGCCAACAGACCATCTCACTGGGCCACAATCCCAGTGAGATGGCATGATCGTAGGCCGCATTAAAGTCTTTTTGGGTCGGGAAGGCCTTGGCCTGATAAAGGTTGTTAATCCAACTCAGGACATCCGGATCACTGAATTCGCCGAGCTTGTTCTTCCACTGAGGCGCGGCGAATTCAAGGACCTTGCGCTTAGGCGCGTACTTGATGGGGATAGAGGCGAACTTGGCGAGGGTGGCAGCCATGGTCGTATCTGTCAGTTTTGGGTAATTTTAGACGTATGCGAAGAGACCCTGAGGCTCACAGGACGCGATTTCTTCGAGTATCGCGATCTTCTGACGCGTCAGCTCTACAACCGTCCCCACATCCATCATAGCCAGTGTCTTTTTGGCGGAGATGACCCCCTGCAGAAGTTGAATATGCTCGTGAGAAAATGACTGGTATACGCTCTTCTGAATTTCAGCCTCTTCCACTCCTCGAAGACGGCATTTGTTTTCCATTTCAGAAATTTTCGTCTTGTGATCATCTAGCCTCTTGCGCCCCTCTTTCAGATTGTTCTCATACATCTCCTTGTACTTCCCATAGTCCCATTTGTTTTGTGGAATTCCCGCCGCAAACGTCAGGGCTTCGTTGACTTTGACGAGGCGGTCGATGGGAGTTGCCATTTCGTTATAACTAGAGGCTTTTTCATTTTTAAGCAGTCCTCTTCGTTGCAGAGTCTTGATGAGCACTTGCTTCATCAACCTGCATCGTTTCATGATTTCGTCCATTGACATACCATCACAATAGAACACAGATGCAATTCGGCGCGATCGTGACGACACGGCTCCGTTCGTGCGGCCATGCGAAATTGCAATTTCTTCAATTTTAGTGGTGGTGGCCAGTTCACGTAGGAGAAGCGCATCCTCTTCGGGTGTCCACTTCTTTCCTTTGTTCATTTTTACTTGGATTTCATACGCTCGACGCCTTTAAATCCACGTCGTGATGAGAGCGGCCCATTCCTCGCCGCGAAACGTCACGTTCTCTTCGCAGTCGTACGAACCGCGCATAAAGTGCCGCCGGACGTTATACACGTCATCCTTGTCCTTCACGAAAAAGAACGCAGCCACCTGCCCCACTAGGCCCGAACGTATGTGATCCTCGGACCAGCCGATTTCGCGAAGTTCATCGTCTTCTAGCCAAGTGAATATCATTTCTTACTAACAATGTGAAACAAAGCCTTAAATACCAATTCCCAAAAACTCTCTCCCAATCTTGGAGCCGACAAACATCGCTGACGCGGCGACGATCGAAATGACCGCGTGACGTGTGCTCGTGTTGAGCATCTGCGCGTGAATGATGATCAGGGTCAGAAACCCAATCCAGAATATCAAAGTGTAAAAGTCCATTTATACTGGTGAACATAAAAATATCTCGCCCGTCTAAGGTATGGAGGGCTGGATCGCTCTGACGCGCACGTCGACGCTAGGCACACAGCCGCGCAAAGTGACCCTCTCGAATCGCAATTACGTCGTGTGGCGTAATCATAACCACGAGGTTCAGATCACTTCGGACGCGTGTCGGCACCGCGGCGCGTCACTATCAGGTGGCAAGGTGCTCCGGGACGGCTCATTAGAGTGCCCGTATCATGGATGGAAATACACGGAGAAGAAGCTGTGCAAACCTTGGGGCAACGATTGTGCTGAACTTCTACAGATTGATTTTGATAAGAAAGATCAGTATGGCCTTTTGTGGGTCCGCCCCAAGGGTCTAGACGGGCCCGACCCGCCCGAGGTGCCACACGTGACCGAACCTGGGTTCAGCACAACGTGGTTCGAGGCCACCATCAAGCAATCCGCCCAGATGATCATAGAGAACGGAATCGACCCGTGTCACGCCTCATGGGTCCACGCGAATCCCCTTGGTTTCGGGACAGCCGGTGAAAAACCCACGAACGTCGTACACAAAGGGCACACCATCGAGTTTGACTACGTGCCGAACCGCAAAGCACTGTCGACCAAGCTGTTCGGGCTCTCGACGACGCACAACTTCCACGCGTTTGTTCTCCCGTACACTACGTGGAGCGACGTGGTCGTTCATGGGGACAAGGTACTCATGACGTACGTGACGCTGTGCCCGATCGACGAATTCACGACCAAAATGTTCGTAGGGTTCAGTCAGAACTTTGGCGTCCCTTCCGCGCTCTTCATACTCATGGGCAAGGCGATCGTCGAGCAGGATCGCGCGATCCTAGAGAATTTAGATTCGAGCTTTCGGTTCAAGGGTATGAACGGAGAGCACGATGAGCTAGTGGTGGCGTACCGCGAGGCACTCCATAATAGTATTTTTAAGTAAATCAAATATCAAAAGACTCGAAGAGCTCTTCGATCGGAGACTTCTTCGAAAGGCCGTCCTTCCCCATGATCTCTACGTACCACTTGCCTTGTGGGCCGCACTGATCCTTGTCGAGACGGACAAACTTGGCGTAGTTGTGATGAATCTTGCCCTGACTCACCGCGACTACGGAGCGCACGCACGTCTTGTCAGACGAGTTGTAGTACATGCAAACCTTGCAGAGGGCGGACATGGAGCTCATTTAGGGTTTAGGAGGTCCCAGTCTCTAAATACGTGCGTAACACTGATTCGCCCAGTGACCCGATCTTCCACACCTGTAACAATTTCCGCCGCCACTTGGGCGCCTACGCGATCCGCACGAACGTTCGTGCCGTTCGGCTTGTTGCTTCGTATCAAATTCAGATTCACAATAATTACACCCCCACACCTCTAAGGTGCGTGCATAGCATTGACTCGCCCAGTGCCCATGACGATTACATTTGAAACACACGTCACTGGCGCCTCGTATTTCACGTTGTAGAGACTCCCTGGATTCGTCCGGCAACTCGACTTGCGTATATGCACCGCCACGGACATTATCAATTCCATATTTTTCCATATATTCCTTGGTCATCTTATCCTCTTCGAATCGTGAAACGTTCTCACGTGTTTCCACAACTTTAATAGGCGGGTGTTCCCGTGTCCATGCGGCTCCAGAACCGGCAAAGTGGCTCTCGAGGCGCTTATCTAAGTTATCAGACTTGCCTATATAATATTTACCACCCGCAAGTTTTAGGGCATATACGTTGGTCGTCATTTAGGGTTCAAGAGGTCACAGTCTCTAAGACCACGGACTACGGTCGATGGGTCCGGGCATCTTGCGCACGACGTGTTCAAAGTTTCTGAGATCTTTGAAAAGATACCCTGGAGCCATAAATGGTGATGAAAGTGTATAAACCAATATGCATCCAATACGTTCGGTCACGTACTCGGCCTTTTTAAGAGGGGGTGCGTAGGCAATGGTTCTCATCGTTCCATAAGTATATGCGCCTATGCAGTATTTTATGAATATCCGTTCCATATAGATTTTATGGGTTTATATGCTTTAATCACTTGTTGTATTTTTTAATTTCATTTGTGAGTATAATTGCGAAAAGGTTTTTAGACACAAGATCAAGTCCGTTATACATTACATTCTTCTGGACATTCGGTAACATATATGCCACTGCGTACAAGCCCCATACCACAGCTACAATGTTGAAAAGACTGCTTCCGGCCCCTCCCATTTCTTTATATATTACCCTGAATGCAGCTATGAAAGCGACTGAACCTATAACTAATGCATATTCACGTGATATAACTCCAGTCTCCCCCAAGTAACCCGCCAGAAGCATGATTGCGTTGAATATAACGATCCGTATCACCTGTGATTTATATTTTTGAATAACGTCGAGTATTCCACTCTGTGCCATTTCTCCTCTTTTGTAAATCAAATACGACGACAGACTTATGAGCATCAAGGGAGTCGTGATTGCCCAGTCGTAATATCGCGTTGTTGCCATAGTCTCTATGGAGTGATTGCGGATGACAGCTGCATAGAATGTAAATTGTATAGCAGTCACGAGAAGTTCGAGGCGAACAACATCTGCTAGTAATTTCGGTTCGGGAACGTTTATGACTTGTACAGTATACAGCCCTGATAGCGCCTGTGCTATAATACTCAGGTTTACGGTCTGATGTACAATTCCGTTCATTATATTATGTGCAACAAAATAATGGAGTGCCCGATATGTGCACTTGACCCGACGAGTCATTCACTGAAACGACTTGAAAACCTGAAAGACGATACCGTAGTAATGTATACGAAACCAGCCGAGGCGACTCGATACTGGGATCGCGACGGTATCTTGTTTCATTACGACAATAGTCTTTCACAAATATCAGGTGACTGGATATGGATTTTTGATGCTAAAGGATTTTCTGCCAAACACATGTTCGAGGTTGGCGTCGCAACGAGCCTAGCTCACCTCATATCATCAAAATATTCAGAACGCCTCAGAAAGATCATCATCACAAACCCTTCCCCCATCGTGGAGCTTGTCATAATCATTGTTAAACCTTTTTTGAATAAAAGAATGCGATCACTTATCACTTCTCCAGAATGCGCTTTACAACAAGAGAGAACATGATAAGCTGGAGAGCCATGGATGCTACACGAGCACGCGTACTCTTCGGTACGATATCACCGTAGCCTGTCGATGTTGACGTCGTCACGGTGTAATAAAAGATTGCCATAAACCGTTCGCTGGGCTTCTTTGGCAGGTTTGTAATGTCATCGTCCGTGACCCATGAATAAAGGAACGCGCTGAAGATTACATTCACTATGAGCAGAATGCCTAGGAGTTGCGCCACGCCCTTGAACATTTATAATATGACGAGAGAATTTACTGACTCACACCCGCCAAGACCCACCGGGGTACATGGAATCAAGTATCTCCTCGATATCCTTTGCCTCGACTACCTCTCGGTTCTGACGCACTTTGTAGTTGACGAGACGAACAGCCTTTGACTGATATCGTACGTACTCGCCCGTGTTTTTCGGCTTGGTCTGGGCAATTCTCAGAGCGTTCTCGATGTGCGCGTCGGTGACGACTGGTCGGTAAATCATAGAGGCTTGGATTCCCATGTTCACTTACACTCTACGGTCACTGTATCTTTAACATCCACGCCGTCCCCGCAGGCAACCAAGGACTCTCGTCAGTTCGTTTCCACCTTGGATCCTTGGCGAAGATTCCATTCGATTCTTCATTCGCATCGACCCAAATAGGTTCTTTGACTTTTGAGAGAACCTTTTTGACGAGTTGGGTTCCTAGTCCCTTGCGTTTCTCAGCGACGCATAGATCCCCGAGGATCCACCTGTCCCGACCCCATTTCTGAAGGGTACACAAGGCCATGACCTTCGCGCCTTCGCGAATCGTATACAATCGGTCAAAGCATTTAGGGTTCCAAATGCTTTCACCGGATCCAAAGTTTTTACTAATAAGTTCGTCCATCCTAGTTAATCTTAATGTCCGCTGAAACCTTAACAGGGAACCACCAGTCGACCCGCGCGGACAATCGCGTAGATGATGGCGGCCCCGACGCGCCCGGACGTGGGGCTCTTCTTGTCAAAGACGCACTTGTATGAAAGAGCCTTGAGCTCCTGTGCGTTCGAAGTGCCGAACATTTGATTTATAGGCGCCCGTGCTCCTTAATTGACGTACTTGGAATCCTCCTCGGCCTTTTTCACAGCTCGAGCCACCTTCTTTAGGCGCCGTTCGAGGCACCCAAAGAGGACAAAAGTGTACATGGCTACAATCCCTGTAAAGATCACTAGACCTTTGACCTCTTCGTTATACATTGTTTAAAGGGGCGTGTAGCTCCTTAAGTAATGAAGACGTGGGCAAAGGCTCTTGGAATCATCGTCGGTTCGCACTTTGTGAGATGGGCGGCGGAGTACGCCTATTTCACACAGTGTGCTGGTTTTTGGACTTCAATTTTTGCATGGAATTCCCCAACCTGTAGGGGGCTCAGATGGACTGCAGACTCTGTGATGACGAACGTCGTGGCGATCATGGGTGGTTATGGGTCTAGCACATTACAATTATTGGCCTCTCGTTGAATGGTATACCGTTGAAACGGGTCGTGGCTGCTGACGTGTAAGCACCCATGCGGGGCCACACGATCCAGTCACCCTCTTTCAGATTTTTTGGAAGTTGAATTTGTTTTGAAATTAAGTCACCCCCATCACATGTCGAACCAAACAAAATTCTTGGGACTTGGTCTTCTTCAATTTTGTTTCCAAATTGGTCAATGAAAAATCCTGGTAAGGGTTCGGCATGGTCGAAAAGTACACAGTTGAAAGCCCCATAAAGGGACTCTGAAATTGTAACCCCTCCCCCTTTGACCCCCATGACCGGTGTCACGAGGGTGGCCATGTGCTCGACCATGTACCTTCCCGGCTCGGCTATGAAAATATATTTTGGATCTAAATTGGAAATAGTTTCATTAATTTGTTCAGGTACAGGACCAAGGTCAAACACATTTGTGGATGAAAATCCCCCACCGATGTCTATTAATTTTGGATCAAAATTGAAATTCTTGGAAAGCTCAGCAGCCTCCATGGCCAACATAATTCCATTCTTAAATGCAGATGGGTTCTTGGCCATTGATCCCACATGAAAGGAAATTCCAACCAGTTCCAAACCTAGGGTCTGACACCGGGCCATGAGGTCTGACCATTCATGTTTTTCGGCTCCATATTTTATTCCTAAATTGCAACGAGCCTCTGGGTCGTCGGCCCGGATACGGAGGACGACCTGGTGCCATCCCCCCTCCGCCAGTTTTTCCAATTCACAGTCTGAATCGAAGGTTGTCAATTTGATATTTAAATTTTTCGCATGTGCAATCTCCTGACGGCGTTTGCACGGATTCGCGTAGATGATCCGTTCTTGCTCGACGCCCATTCCTAACACGAGATCAATCTCGGCGGGACTTGCGCAGTCGAACGAAGAACCCAAGTTCGCGAGGGTTTCTACGATTCTTGGATCCGGATTACATTTGACGGCGTAGAATGGACGGATGGTCGGGAATACCCGCGTCCATTCTTTGTACGCCCGTTCTAGAATGCCCAGTTCGTAAACGTAAAAGGTATCTTCAGGTTTTTGAGTGTGGAGGAGGTTCGCGAGAACCCCGACCCCGACCATCAGAAGTAAGACTTCTAGGTCTTCTGGAGATTTTATTCTTAACTGAAATTAATGGTGAAGCGCGGTAATCTCCTCCTGAGACAAACGGCCCCAATGGCCCGACGGTTGGCACTCATGAAGCAAGGGGAGACTGTGGTCCCGACCCGGCGTCAGGCCCTCCTGAAAAAGATGGGCGTCGCCAAGAGAATTCCGACTCAATTTTACAACAAAAAGGGTCGTCAGTTTTTCTTGACAATGAAGGGGAAATATGTGGTGCGTCAGAACGGCAAGTCCCTTTATGGCCTCAAGGCGACCAACCCCATGGCGCCTATGGCCATCCGCCCAAAAATAATTCCAACGTATGGGAGACTAGGTGGGGCCAAAAAAAGTGTCGTGCGGACGCCAGAGTCTCATCGGCTAAGAAGATTACCAAAAGCAAAGAAGGTCACTTGGGTTAAAGCCAGGCCTACTTCATTAATATAAGTAGCCATGGACCGCCCGGGCCCCAATCAATGCATTGATCGGGTGTTCCTGCTCGACCGTTCCGGCTCTATGGAGTCCTGCTGGGACGACACCATCGGTGGGTTCAACGCGTTTCTGAACGAGCAGAAGGCTGACGGCGGGACCCTGACCCTTATCCAGTTTGACCACGAGTACCAGATGACGTATGAGCGCGTCAAGATTGATGAGGTGACGGCTCTTACTCGTGATACCTACACGCCCCGGGGCTCGACTGCTCTTCTGGACGCGATTGGGCGCCTCATCAAGAACTGGAAGGGCACCTCTAACCCATCAGTAGTGATTCTGACTGATGGCCAAGAGAACTCGAGCCACAAGTTCACCAAGTCTCATATTAAGGACCTGATTGAGCAAAAGACCAAGGACGGCTGGACGTTTGCGTACCTGGGCGCCAACCAGGATGCGTTCGCAGAGGCTGGTTCAATCGGCATCGCCCCTGGTTGCACGATGAACTACGATACTAATCGGACCCCGGACGCCATGCGCGTCCTGAGTGCGGCAATGTCCAGCCAGGCTTCAGGACAGTCCCAGACCGTCGACTTGTCGGCGAAGACCATCTAGTGAACCGTTGTTGGTGATCTGATGAGTAGTTACCAACTCATCGACAGTGAACTCTATGTCGTGGTTATAAATGCCTTCGCGTGTAATTTTAATAGTAATTCCTCCTCTGGCGTGAATAGCGTCCACCTCGTGTTTGTAGCGCACGTCCGGAATCACAATCGCATCCCCCTCCCAAGAATCAAAAAGGCGTTTGACGAAAAAATCGTTCGCCACGAACATCCGCGTAGACTGGGCAACTTGAACCATAGCTGAACGCGGCGAGACGCCCCAGTGGGGGTCTATCGCGTCCTTGATATCAGTTTCCATAGCAATATCACTCCATCCATAAAGGGCCTTTACCGCCTCCTTTATGGGTTGAGCAAACCTGACGACCCGGTGCGTCTTTGTGAATAGGGTCGCGACCGTGTCTTTTCCTGAACGGGCCCGACCTGCGAGACCTATGATTTTAGGGGTCATATATATTTACATATTCTTCTGTTTTAACTGACCAAGCGTGGCACCAAGATTATTTGCGAGTTTGGCGGCCGCGGAAGCCTTGGCAGCCTTGGATGCGGAGTTGGCGGCCATGTTCTCCAGCTGATTGGCCAGGCCCAGCTGCTGGGCTCCGATGTTCGTCTGGGAACCCGCCACCTCGGCGGCGGAGGTGGCACCTGCGTTAGACATGACCATCACAGGAGCGTTGCCACCCTTGAAAGCCTTGTACGACATGTAGCCACTGGCAAACAGACCGATGAGCGACACGGCCAGAATTACCGCCGAGAAGTTGAAGTTGGAGTCCTTCTCCTTATTGGTGTCCAGGTACGTCTTGACCGTGATGGAAGACTGAGCAATACCGAAAATGCAAATGACGAAGAACACAATTGGGATGAGTGCGTCCTTGAAGCCCATTAATACTTTAGTAGGATTTTTTTTCCAAGAATTTTGGAAGTTTTAGAGACGGCGCCTGAAAGGGTGGGGCTGGACCACAAGATCCACCGCGACCAAAAACCCGCCGTCTTGGCTCCTGAGCGCGTCCAGTTTTCTCTCCTGCGGTGGCGCGTCAAGTAACGCTCCATGCGTTCCTTGTCCTTGTGTTTCGTGTAGTCGGAGTAACCCTGACGGCCAAAGTGAACCTTGTATCCGTCTGGGAAGACGGCCATGAACTTGTGGATGCCGTTGCGGTTCCGAGAAACAGTCACACTCATTTCAAGCTAATTCTTACGGAGATATAAATCAGTAGAATGAGGATCATGACGTTGAAAACTAAATATCCTGTCAAATAAGGGAACACCGCGTTGTTCTCAAGAACCATATTAAGAACTTGGCGCGTGAGAGACTCATCATCAGAATCATCCTGAGCCATGGATCGCTATCTTTCTAAAGAGCCCCAAAAAAATGAACACGAGTTTACGACGCTCGGTCCGGCTGTGTGCGTTATGGGCAAGTCGGGCATCGGCAAGAGCTGGACAGTTCGCAAAGAACTCTCACCCTGTGTCGAGCTCACACCGGACATTTTGAAAAGCAAACAAGACACTATTGATTTTTTGAACAAAATTCATGGAACCAACACACCGGTCATCATCGACGAGTACGAGTGCGTGTACGATCTGGTGGGTCTCCGTGAAATCACGGCCCCTCCGACCAACGGCCTGTTTGTCGTCATCTCCCAAATTCCAGTCAAATTTAGTTTTGAAATTAATACGTATGAGTTCCCTGTGCCGAGTCCTGGTGTCATCAAGGGGCTGTTCCCGAGCGCAAACGACAAGGTCATTGCCGCATGTGGAGGAGATCTGAGAAGGGTCAAGCAGAGCCTCACATTCATGTCTGACGGTAGGGATGATTTCATGGGGCCGAGAGAGTTCATTACGAGTATAGTGAGTAAATCTGGAACTGAAAATCCAGTAAAGTACATTGGCCACCCGATTCAGGAACCTGGGAACATTGCTTCAATTTTACATGAAAATTATCCAGATTCAAAAGCACCTATGGAGACAATATCAAATTACCTCAGTATGGCTGATATGATTGAGACGCGGGTGTATGCAGGAGACTGGGAACTTCTTTCCTATTTCAACTTGTGGGGGTGCATATTGCCTGCGAAAGAGATAGCTCACACATTGAGCAACAATCTCCGACCTGGTTCCACATGGACCAAGTATCAGAACACGTGTATGCGTCAAAAAAAAATCAAATCAATTTCGAACAAAATTCCACACTGTAACCTGACCACTGAGGCTCTTCTCCTCATCAGGTCCCAAATAGAGAATGGGGATTTTGAAAACTTTTTAGACTATGAGCTCGAGCCGTCTGACATTGACATTCTAAACCATCTGAGTCCTCTCAACAAGTTAAAAGCAAAGACCATTTCTTCACTCAAGAAGCAATGTGTGGAAGCACGTGCGAACCGTGCCCAGAGGAAGAGTCATTCGTGAAGATTCAAGGGGCTGATGTGTACTTTCACTGCGAGGTCTGTGAGGCGACCGTCCTCGAATTAAATATGAAATTGAAAAAGTTGGCCCTGGAGCTGCGTCACAAGTATCTGGATCTAGGAATCACTGGACGCCCAGAGATTCGCATCTGGATTAGGAGTGACGGTGGGGACCTTCACTCGGGTCTGAGCGCCATGGACGCGATTCGGTCCCTACGCAAGGTGGCCAAGATTCGGACGATTGCCGACGGCGTGTGCTCTTCGGCAGCCACATTCATCCTACTGGGCGGCCGGACTCGGCACATGACTGAGAATTCGTACGTATTGATTCATCAACTCAATATGGACGGAACCTGGGGGAAGTTTGAGGATTTCAAGGATCAGATGGAGAATCTGTCCCAATTTATGGATCGATTTAAGGATATTTATACGCGCGAAACCAAAATCCCCGAGCGGGATCTCAAAAAGCTGCTGAAGCGTGACGTGTACATGGACGCCGACAAGTGCCTAGAGTGGCGGGTGGTTGATGGGGTTTGGGCTTGAAGACCAAGTCCTTCGGACTTGTGATCCCCTGCGGTCACAGTTGCTGCGCAACTGGTTCTACTCCTCCTTAACACCCGGCTCTGGGATCACCTCGGGACGCGTCTCCACCACAACAGGGGCCGCAGCTGATACTGAACTGACAGAGGCCGGAACAATGGAAGGGAACTTGATGGCGCCCTTCTGGAACTTGTCGGTGAACTTCTTGTACATGAAATAGCCAATCACTAGAACTGCGACGATAGCCACGATGTTGAAGACGTTGAAGGGCGACTTGGACGTAATCTCCTGGACGGCCGAACGTTTCACGTGATCGACGACTGGAGCGCTCATTAAAGAAAAAACAGGTTTTTTCCAGCCCAGGGTGGCGCGGGGCTGGGGAATTTCAATTCGAAATGTGTGAACTGGCCCAAATCTGGTCCGATTTTGAATTATGCAGACCTCGGCCCGAACCCGAACTCAAAATTAGGGCCCACGCCGACTTCATGTGCGAACACTGTGGAGGGCGGAGGCAGTACACCGTGTTTGACGATTTACCAGTCTGTATAGACTGTGGTCGGGTCGACTACGAGTTTGTATCAGAAGAGCCTGAATGGCGGTCTGGAGGTGGGGGCGACGAGGGTAAAGCTGATCCCTCCCGCGTTGGCGCTCCTGTGAACACCGACCACTTTTCGGCCGCCTGGGGCGCCTCGACGATCATGAGCGTCGCGAAACAGTCTTCTTACCAACAGAAGCGCCTGGCCATGATTAACCTCCACAATTCAATGAATCATAAGGATCGGGCCCTCTTTCATGCGTATCAGGATCTTGACAAGGTGGGCAAACAGATTCTGAATTTACCGGATGCAATTATGTATCAAGTCAAGATCAAGTACAAGGCTTTCAACGAGGCGGTTCTGACGCGAGGGGCGGTCCGCAACGGAATCAAGGCCAATTGCGTATTCCAGGCGTGTCGGGAGGCGGGCGTCTCAAGAACCACACAGGAGATTGCCGACGCGTTTGGGATCCCGGCCCGCGACTTGGCGCGAACATTTGATATGTACCAGGAGCAGCTGCCCGAGACGGAGGTGCACATCACGACAGCCGCTGATGTGATCCCGCGCTTCTTCAACGACATTACATGCGTTCCTGAATCGCAAAGAGGGCGGATCAAGATGAAGATTATCAACGTCGCCAAAGAGATGGACGAGTGTGTGGAGCTGCAAGGGCGGACACCCAAGGCGGTGGCGTGTGCGATCATCTTCGTGATCCTCAAGGAGATGAGCATGACTCCTGACAAGGCGGAGTTGTGCAGAATTTGCGGAGTTTCGGTGCCCACTTTGAGCAAGATTGAGGTCCTAGTTCGCAAGTTAAGGAATAGTAATGTTTAATGCACAATGAGCGGACAGATTACTCTTTTCGTAAGCACACCATGTTATGGTGGAGTTTGTCTCCAGGCCTATGCCGAGTCCATGCTTCGTCTCCAGCGTACATGCGCAGCGAACGGTATTCAGATGATGCTCGACACGACCGAGAACGAATCCCTTGTACACCGGGCCCGGAACCTGGCCGTCGCTCGGTTCTACCAAAAGTGCACTCAGGCTACCCACTTTCTGTTTATTGATGCCGACATTCATTTCGATCCAGAATCAGTCATCCGTCTCATCAAGTCTGACCACGACGTGTCCGTCGCCTGTTATCCCAAGAAGTGCGTGATGTGGGACAGCGTCGATGAGCACTTGAAGAACGGTGGGACGGGTCGTGACCTTTCTCGGGTCGCAGCGTCCCTCGTGATGAATTTCAAGCATCAGAATACCCAGATTGTGAATGGTTTCGCAGAGGTGCTGGACGGCCCCACGGGCTTCATGCTCATCAAGCGTGATGTGTTCACTAAGATGCACGAGCGGTATCCAGAGCTGGAGTGCGTGAATGACCATCAGAATCGCGATCTCGAGAAGTACGTGGCCGTTTTCGATTGCATGATCGACCCCGAGTCGCGCCGGTACCTGTCGGAGGACTACGCCTTCTGCCGCCGTTGGCAGCAGATGGGCGGGAAGATTTACGCCGATTGTATGACCGTCCTAGGCCACGTAGGCAATATCCGGTTTATTGGAAACTTGGAGGAGCGGCTTAAGGCTTAGAGTCTATTCAAAATTAATGGCCGTTCTCCATGTATGTGCCGTCACACGTAACAAGTCAATCAGTGCCACAACCCTGCACACCATGATGAATATCCACATGCTGTGCATGATGCGTGGGACCCACCTGGAGGTTCACTTCGTGGACAGCAAGGCGACCCTCCCCAAGCTCATCAAGACTGGGGAGCGCATATTCTGGATGGATTATGGAACTAATTTGAATCAAGAAATCCTTCACAAGGTTCTAGACCCCTTTGACAAGGGTGTCCAGGTTCTGGTCTTCCCTTCCGTCGTGGAGGGGATCAACTGGGATCAGTTTGAGAAGAAGACCAAGGCGGGTTCGACCGAGTCTGCGGGTCAGCGCGGTCTGAATTTTGACACGGAGGTTGGCAAGAAGTTGGCGCCGGGTCTGTATGAATGTGTGAAGACGTCGGCGCGGGTGTGGGCTATGGACGCCAAGCCGGTGGACAAGAAGATCCGGGGTGGTAAGGACCCCATCAAGCTCCCCCTCGAAAATAACGAGGAAATGTTCGGGACCCTTTCGAAGATTGGGGTAAAAATTGGTGTGGCGTCCGAGGCACTGGTAGTGTGCCACTACGTCCATGAGTGTTTCGGAAATATCCTCGAGGCTGCGGGTGTCAAACTCGAGCCCTAGACGCGCCTTAGAGACTAAAAGCGAATTTACATTATGAATGAATACATAAGGGACGCATGGAAGTCGACCGAATCTGGTCGGTTTCCAGGGCCCCAACCCGTTTCCATCGAGCGGAGACACTTTCCTTTACTGAAACGCCAGCCCTATTTCGTATGTGAAAAGACTGATGGCGTCCGTCAGTTTTTGATCAGCAACACAGAGGGCACTTTTATTGTGAACCGTGCGTTTCAGGTTGAACCAGTCAAGATCAGGATTCCAAAGGACACTTTGCTCGATGGCGAACTCGTAACTCTTAAAAATCAAAAAATGGCTTTCGTGGTTCACGACGCAGTACTTGTGAAGGGTGAGAACATCATGCATCTTCCTCTCGACCAGCGGCTCGAAAAGGCCCGAGGGATCACGAAGGGTATCATCAAGACTGCGGCGGCTCCGTTCGATGTGAGGGTCAAGAAGATGTACAGACTTTTCGAAGAGCAAATTCCGGATCTAAATTCATTCGACTATGAGACTGACGGAATCGTCATGACCCCTATCCGTGAGCCAATCCGGATGGGCACCCACGAGACCATGTTCAAGTGGAAACCTCGGGAACGCATCACGATCGATTTTCAATTGCAAAATGGATTCGAACTTTTTGTACAGGATCGGGGGGAGCTGTACAAGGAGGCTGAGCTCCATATACGGCACGTGCGCAAGGACCTGCCTGACGGCACTATCGTGGAGTGTGGTTACGGGGATCTCGGGTGGTTCGTGGAGAAGGTCAGGACTGACAAGACCCACTCCAACAACCGCCGCACATATTTTCGCACTATCGTGAACATCCGTGAGAACATCCAGCTCTCGGAAATCGTGTGATGTTCTGGACACGATACACACACCCGTTCTCAATTTCAAGTCAAAATGGCCAACCGTGGAACCGGGGCAGGTGGAGCCAACACGACCAAGAATGGCGGTGCATTTGAGAATGTGACGTGGAACGGAGACCGACTCATTGCCATGGGCTTTATTAACGAAAAGTATTATTTGTGGAAGAAAATTGACTCGGAACGTGAAATCATTTTTCTTCCTCAAAAATCTCTCAAACGTTATTGCAAGGAAAAATTCAATGTGGACCTCTTCCGCAATCCAGATGAGGCCTATCTCTTCCGTAACGGGTCCAAATACCTTTTGAAAGTTCTTGAGAAAAAGGCGCAGAATACAGAGGGGAGCGTCGATACCAAGTTGTGCGCCGATACGTGGTTCAAGGAGGAGTACCAGGAGTGCCTAGGACCGAAGTTCACCATCGAGTACGCCTTCTGCATATCGGAGTGGCTCCAAGAGAGATACCTATCGCTCAAGGGAAAATGGCCCGTCATGCGGCGCCTTCATGAACGCCACGGCACCACTGTGCTCTTCGGCGATGACCCCGACTACTTCTCCAAGCTCGATGACTGGATCAAGACTTCGTTCGTTTGAGCCGACGGGTCCTTGGAATTGATGGCGCGCCGAGCAACTACAATTTCAGTTGTGAATTGAGGTTCGGGAAACGCATCCCGAACGAGCAACACGTTCGCGTTGCTAATCAGGAACCCACATGGTAAAGACTTGCTCATACTAAAGAGGAGTTCGTGCTCATCCTTTCCAAACCCAGATTTGGTGTAGGCCACAAATGACGTGGCATTTTCAGGAGCGTATGGAGGGTCCATGTAAACAAAGTCGAGCCGGTCCTTCACGCGCTCAAGAGACGGCTTGAATGATTGACACGTGAATTTAACATCCTTAATTAATCTTGAAATCTCGCGCAAGTTGTCCGCATTATAGACTGTGGGTGCTTTATTATGCCCAAATGGCACATTGAACCCATTAGGACCTTCACGATAGAGTCCCCGGAATCCCGTCTTATTTAGGTACAAAAATCGAGCCGGAGTCGGTGAATTATTGAACTCGGTTCTGATTTCATAATACCTTTCCTCGGAAAGGTCCCGACACAAGAGTTCTAGGTCCCGAATAAGCCCCTCTGGGTCTGACTGGACCTTTTGGTACAATGCGACGAGGTGTGGATTTGCGTCACTGGCATAAATAGTACCCTTTACTTTGATAGTCTGAGAAGTCAATACTCCTAGGAACACACTCCCACCACCCATGAATGGTTCATGATAGTCATTTATTTCAGATGGGAATTTAGAAAGGACTTTTTGAAGAATCTGTGTTTTACCACCTACCCATTTTAGAAAGGGTTTCATTAATAATATTGACTCGCATTTCTTTAGGTTATGGGCGATACCAAGCTTGATAAAACTCGCTTTTGAAATGAATAGGTTCCACTTCTTTCACCGTTTCGTCGTCCTTCAGATACCACTTGTCAAATCGTCTCACGAGTAGCGCATAGTGCCCCCCCATCTGAACCCCTTGGTGCAAAATACATGCGAACAGTTTACGGCCTTCAAATTCGAAAGGAATTTCAATTGGAAATTTGTACTCATACATTGAGAACGAAAAGCTTACGATTCTGGGCCACTTGGTGACCCGGTGGCGAATGGCAGCCACATCGTGAGTCTTTCCGTGTGAATCCACGTACCCCTCTATGTCGTGCTCCTCGAGGCGGTCATCGAGGAGGTCCTGAAGGCGGCACGGTTCACTCACATCCAGGACTAGCGTCGTAAAGGGAGTTTTCACAGTAGACATGCCTCCAGACCACAGCGTCTCCTGTGAATCCTCTCCGTTGAATATTTCCTGCACAAGTTCCTTCCCTAAAGACATTTCAAAAACGTCTATGAGCAAAAGGACAACCTCCTGAGCATCGTGCTGTTGGCCACCAACGAACTGGGGAAACCGGACCCTGAACGCCCCGAGAAGGTCACTCGGGCTCACGGGTTCTGAACGGTCCTTCAGAAATAATTCCCTCGTCAGCTTTTGATACTCACGAGTGATCTCACAGGGCCCTTCGTACGGCGGAAGTGAAAAAAGGTGCTTTGTGAGCGGCGGGACGTGCGCCAGGCACTGAACGGCCGTGTTAAACCAACAGGTATTACCCATGTTATACATCCCCCTCATTTTGTACCTTATTTAAAACGAGGTTTTCTTCTCTATGTAATTTCCAAAAAAATCCACCCGCTGATGGTCTTTTTTCCCTTGCACAAGCGGATATACTCGCCGCTGCGATTCCAAGCTTTTCACCGGCACCTTTTAATGAATTATGAATTTCTATTAGAATTTTCTCATCTTTTGACCATTGTTCTACTTTTTTAAAATGAGCTTCGCCAACCATAATACGAATAGCAGTTGAACGTTTTCGCCCCTTTAGACTTTCACTCAATTTTCGTCTAGTTTCAGGTTGAATTTCTTTATTTTTGTTCCCACCATGTTCTATATTATAACCATGGGGTGCTAATGTATTTCTTTCTGAAATTTCCATTATTTCCCGCCGGTCCAGTTCTTCCCTCCAACCATCACCCTCGGGTACTTCGCATATAGTAGTAAATTCAAACTTATCAATTCCGTAATTATGTATAGCAGCTTTCAAGCAACCTCGCGGTTGACGTTTATGTTCGCTCCATCTCTTATCCGCATTTTTCTTTGTTGTCTGTCCTACATAACATTTACCATTGACCTTATTGCTGATGATGTAGATCCAGCCCATCCTGACATGCCCTGAGAAAATAATTTGTAGAACTTTCGTCCGCCTTGGGTACCGGAACTCACCCCCTATATACGTATATGTATATAATGGGTCAATTTATTTTCTAGTATCCTCAATTGGACAATAAAGAGTTAATGAAACTTCTACTTATTCTTGGGCGGCGATGGTCTCTTCTTGAGCATATCTTCCGGTGTGATGGTCGGCTGACGTTCGGGAGGTGGCCAATCTTTAGCCTTGGGGAAGAATTTGGCCGCCCGTGAAGCAAACCCGTCTGGGTCCATTGCTCTATAAATTGCGCAAGTTTTTAAGGAGTGAATGTAGAACTCGCAATCATCAAGGTTTCATGTCTCCTGTGCTTCATATTCAATAGGTAATTCTTTAGAAAGTCACGGACGGCGATGTAATAGTATGACAAGGGCTCGATGGTCCCTATCCAGTGCTGATCCTTGAGGGCCACACCTGCGACCATTGCCACCCAATCCTCAAACTCTTTGTACCTTTCCCAGCCTGAAAGTTCAAGGAACGGCCAGAGACGCTCGTGGAGTAAGAGGAGTGTCAAGATGGTCAGGTCGTGGATGTTCACAACCTTGATGACGCCCTGACGCTTGACGTAAATCTCGTTAGGGAAGAGCTCGACGTTTTTGAGAACGATACATTTGTTCGCTGGGATGCTGAAGACCTGCTGGAGAACCGTCGAGATCAAGAGCTTCTTGAGACCGTCACCACCTGGACCCTTTACGTGACTGAGGTTCATATAATCAAAGTCGTTAATGACCACGCCCTCGATGAACTTAGGACGTTCCCTGAGATACTCATGCCCTTCTTGAGGGACGCACGGGTTCCTACGTGCCACGTGTCGCTTGTAGGATGTCGTACCCGCGCGCTCCTGGGAAAAGTCCCTCTTACATAGGGGGCACACGAGGCTCTCGGTCGTCTTGGGGCGTCCCATCCTGACATGGCCTGAGAAAAAAGTTTGTAGATTTTTCGTCCGCCTGGGGTCGGCCAACTACCATGGCCTACTACACTATATGCTTTTCAAAATTACTCTTTCCTAGTATCTTCAATTGGGAAACAAAGGGTTAATGAAACTTCTACAAAAAAGATGTGATGTCCACGTGTTAAAGTAGTCATGCTCTTACATACTAAACAAATGAGCGCTCACCAGATGGCTCACCCTCTCTTTGCAAAGTGGGAGCCTCTGATCCGTAAGCATTCAAACAAACCCAACACCGAGATCGAGTTTCGCTTTGGGCGCCCTTCTGGAAAAGGGTTCGACACGAACGTAGGGTCCGCCTCCTTCGATAAGGTGATGAAGGCCCTGCGCAAGTACGACGGCTGGGAGTCGACCAAGCACACCAACGCGACCGTGTACTATTTCGAGGGCAACAAGCGCCTCACAGTCGACGAAGAGACGGACGAGCAGGTGGGTCACATCAAGAAGCGTGTACTCGTTGATGATTTCAGTATGGAATCTGTACCTTTCGACGTCCGCCTGGGTGTGAGCACCGAAGAGCCTTTCGAGTATGACGGCGAGGAGACGAGCACCAAGCAAACGACCAAGGAGCGTTGGTCGTTTGTCCGGAAGAATCTGTCGATCGACATGACCATCGTCAAGGGAACACCCGATGACAAGGACTCTGACGAGGACACGACGTATCAGATCGAGATGGAGATCATCGACCCTTCTCAAATTTCAGATGACGATAATCTGTTCAACTTGCTCCACAAGATTTTCGACCTCATGAACTGCGTTTAGACGGCGACGTATTTGAGCCAGTTGTTGCGGAACTTGGCATTGAGACCCGCACGTGCCAGACCCGACCACGTGTATGTGTTCTTGGGTCCGGTAGGTAGCCCCATATTTGTGATTGCGTTATTTAGGTTCTGAATTGATGTGCGGTTGCGGGGGAGGGCATATTCCTTCTGGAGCCGTGGGCTCTTGGAAGCGTTGTACTTCTTGGGCTTTGGGCTCTTTTTAGGGGGTGGGGATCTCTTGGGAATGGATGGGGTTGCGCGACGCTTGGGCACATAAGCAGGGATCATGCGTTTCTCACCCGTGATGACGTTCTCCACCTCACGTGCAGCACGAGCGGGGCTCATAGGCACCTCGCGGTTTATCCAAACTCTCACCGCCTCCTTGATGTTCTTCTGAGCGGGTTTGGGTTTCTGAAACGCCAAGTTAATCAACAAGTTTTTGTATCTCTGAACCTTGTTGGTTGGCATCCAATTTGGAATCTTAATTCGTGAAACGAACCGAGCCTTGGATGGCTCGTTCTTGCGTTCGGACGCCGTCTCCTTGACGAACTTTTTATACGCTTGGTTCACCGCCGCCTTGAGGGGCTTCCCACGTGCGCCAACGGGAAGTTTTCCATAGATTTTCATAAAGATATTCTCGTTACCAGTGCGAGAAAGGTTGCCTAGATTCTGTCCAAGACGGACTGCGTATTCAAACTGGAGCGCCAAAGCATTGTTGTTCGAACCGGCAGACGATGGGCTCGGCGTCGCCTTGCGTGGAGGGCTTGGGGGCGCCTCCTTATCCACAGGTTTCTTACCCGCCACGTAGGCTCGAAGGGTATTGAATTTGTTAGCCTTGACGGTCGCGTTGTATTCTGTATGTAAATTAGCAGGAAGAACGGCCTTGGCTATCTTGTTCTGCTCCGCCACAGAGATGGTGGCCCAAGCGCGTCGGGTCTGTATGCCCTGGTTCGTAGTCTTCTCAACCCGCCCGTTATTCATGAACTTGTAGAATGTGCCGTTCACAAACACGTCGTATGAACGATTCAGTTTATTGGTGATACCCGCCTTATTCTGAATAAGGCTGATCAAACGCGCAGGTGCCATCTTGGCATTCGCCTCTGGGATGCCCATGTTCCGGGCGATGCCCAGAAGCTCCGCCTTGGTGAGGCGCGTAGCTTGGCGGTTATTGATGCGTATGACACGATTCAGACCCATTTTCACGACGTGCTGCAGACCTGGCTTGAACGCCTCGTTGCCCAAGGTCATCACGTTGGTCTTGACGTTGGCGCCAATCTTGAAAATCTCACGGACCGCCGCAGGGATGTTTCGACCGGCGTCGGTGTACGCCTTTATCACGGTCTTGCGACCAGAAGCGATTCCGGCCGGAATTGCGAACCAGTATGGCTGTTTGCCCGGGCCGGGACGGACGTAAAAACCCTCTTTGGTCGCATTCCAGCTCGGCGCCCGGCGATTCTTTGGACCGGCTGGGGTCGCCACCGCCTCTGTAATTGGAATTCCAAGATTCCGGAAGATCTTCATAGTGTGGGCGGGAACTGGAACACCCGCCTTGGCGTACGCCTTGGCCACCACGACCGCGTTCTTCTTCCCGAGCCCCATGGGACCTCTGTTGATCACCTCACCAGTCTGAAGTTCCTTCTCCATCTTGCGCCATTTGTAGAGGCGGGGCTTTCCATTTGTACCTGGACGCACATAAAACCCAAGGGGAGGCTTGGAGTTCCATGAAGCGACTAGGGGGTACCGGTTCGCCAACTTCGCCTTCTTGTTGTCTCCTCCTTTTCCAGGTTTCTTTATCGCTGGAGAATTGGCGAGGTTGAAAGCAAGGAATGAAATCATCTCGTATTTCTCAAATAGCTCCTTGAAAAGCTGTCTAGGCGCATCGCGTTCGGAAGGATCTTTGATACCTGTGAATAACACGGTGCCGTTCTTAAAGAACTGATAGGTCCATTTTGGTTTGTCGAGTTTGAGGACCACTGCAGGGACACCCGCCATTTCGGGGTTGTATGTCACTTTTGCACCCGGGATCTTCTTGAGTTCGTCTTTGAGGTCATCGAGGGATACGGCCCTATTTATGTAGAAAATTCCGTCAATCTTTTTATAAGTTGGGAGGGCCTTGAGCAGAATCTTTGGGGCCCAACCATTCTTGACGATGGCCAAGAGAGCCTCCTCATAGTTGCCTAGCCCCATGACATCGAAATAGGTGTCGGTCATGACGATGGTCTGCTGGCCGCGCTTGGCAATGATCTTCTTCACGTCTTCACTGTCGCCGATCCATCCCTGGCCTGGGACCCAACGCACCACGGGCTTTTTAAAAGTCTCCTTGTATCCGGTAATGTCGGTTAACCCCTTGGGTTCCGTTTCGAATACAGAACGAAAATTGGTTGGTAATTTAAAAGTGACAATTTTGGCCGTGAGTGCCGATGAGGACGCCTTCCAACCCCCCTGATTACTGTTACTGAAAACGCGCTTGGATCGCCATAGTTTCTGGAACTTGGTGATCCGAGCGTGTTGCATACGCTCCTGCTCCGAGAGCGGGTCCATTATTATTTTCCTATATTTTAATCTTGTGGCACAAAGTCAAGACCGAAGATGAACGGTTGCGTAGAGTATGCGCTTCCATTGTAAATCTTGGAATCGACGCGGACCTCGAGTTCCTTGGCACTGAAAGGCCCTGCGTAAAAGTCCTGATTGAACCGATGAGTCCCGAGATTGTTCTGTTTGCAGTGCTCGTTGAACCGGGCGATGAAAAGCGTCTGTGGGATGAAAAGACCTGGGCCAAACTTGAACTTCTCCGAGCACAGAAAGTGCTGGAGCGCGTTCGTGACCTGTGCAATCTGGCTCTGGACCGTCTTGAAGTACTTGGGGAGAACGTTCCAGATGTCCTTGTCAGAGTACTTGTGTGCATAATCAAGATAGGCCCGTAGGCACTTGCACAGAATCGCCGGAATCTCCTGCTCAAGCTTCTGGTCCAGATGAGGGTCAGCATCCGCCACTTGCCGACCAAAGTTCCACGTGGCCAGACGACGCAGGATCGAACCAGAATTGTCCTTCCAGTTGGGAACCTCATTTCCTCCCAAAATTCCTGGCGTCTTCCATTGCATACTCAGCGCCGTCTCATTCTTTCGGGCCACCGACACGTCCTCACCAGACACGAGCGACTGGAACTCAGCCTGTTCGAGCTGGAGATCGCCCTTGATCTCGGGGCTGATGAACATGAACCCACGATAGATGCTCTGAAGACCGAATTTCTTTTCAATATTGTTCGAGAGGGTCGCGACGTCTTCACACTCGTAAAACAGCTTACAAACCTTCGTGATGAGGGTGGACTTGCCCGACCGCGCGATACCCTTCAGAAAGGGAATCACCTGCCAACCGTCCAGCTCATTCACCTCGAAACACAGACGGCCGCAGAAGACGTACATCCACTTACACACATCAGCATCGAACTTCTGGTAATCCAGGACGCGTTGCATGTGAGGCGTGGGAATGTCGTACCAATCTTCTATCTCCTCGTACGGGTCGAAAGGCAAGTCAAAGTACTTGCAGCTCACCAGGGTCGGGTCCAACTCACGGAAATCCTTTGATTTATACGGGTAAAACTTGATTTGATACTTTTGTGAATCTGCATCCCAATCCTTGCCGACGAGGAGGCCGTTCGCAAACGACCAGGTGTGCCGATCCTTCTTGATCTCTGGAAACTGGAAATCCTTGCAGTTTGACAGGTGGCGCACCACGTCACTCACGAGTCCGCCGCGGCTCGTCAGATTCTTCCACATCTCGGGGTTGTCCTCCTTCTGGGTCGTGTCGTACACAAAGTCCTTGATCTCTTTGACCTGCTTCCAGGCACGGGTATTGCGAATCTCGATACAACACTGATCACGGTACCGCCGGTAGCCCTCGTCGTGAGCCTGATGAAGCAGAAACAGCAATAGCTTCTGGTAAGGCGTGTTGGACTCGTCATCCTTCAGAGAAGAGTCGTTATTGTCGATAGCAAGAGTTGGATTGTTAATACGGTTGAAGCGCCGATCCCAGATTCGGAACTGATCGAACATCTCTTGGCGATCTACAATCAGACGACGAACCCGAAATTCGAGTGTAAACTCGTCATCATTCACATCCTTGCTCGAGCGCTTGTTCGCATTTAGATTATCCACACGCGTCAGCAGGGTTCGGCAACTGTTGATGAAGCGCTCCTTGCGCGTCTTCACGTGTTCTACGATATATTTAACCGGATAGCCATCCGCATCACGCTCCTGGTCATTCAGAAACAATACGTACGCCCACGACTTGTCAGCCGCGAGTGTATTTGATCGAATGTGAAAACCAGCATCGGTCTCTGCTTGAGTTATTTTTGACTCAAGTTCCTCGATCGTCCATGAATTGACTTCGGTGCTCTGATAAGCCATCCGAATTTCCTCATCGTGTTCGGGAGTAATCTCCTTCTGGATTGTGTGGACTTTCTTGGCGCTTGACATTACTAAGAATGGGGCAGACTTTTTTAAGCGGGTGCGGCAGTGTACTTGGGCTCCGGAATGCATGAGCACGGGGAAGCCTTGGAGACGGCACTCAGGATTTTGACCAGGATCTTGTTCTGCATCTCGAGGTTCAGGGCGATCTTCTCGGTCGCGTCCTTCAGGCCGACCAGGGCGGTGGCGACCGTCTCGCCGTCCTCGGTCGACAGGAAAGCACCCAGGGCCTCCATGGGATCGCCAAAGTCCATCTCGTCCATCTCCTCCATCTCGTCCAGGTCCTCCTCCTCGTCCTCCTCAGGTGGGGGGCTGGGTGGTGGGGGGCGGGGTACACGAGACATTTAATAGGGCGCCAGAAAATCGGCGCGTCTCCTGGGCGCACGACTCGGCTAAAGAAATCTATGCTAGTTTCAGTAGTGCATGCCCTTTGTGTATTCCATAAAGTGTAAGCTCGAGCCATTCAAGGAATATATAGGTCAAACAACCCAGGACGACTTTCAAATCCGCCTGAACGGTCACATCTCTGACGTAAACAACGGCAGAAAGCGCCATCTATATAACGCCATTCGTCTACATGGATGGGACCAATTTACAATTGAAATTCTTCATAGTTTCCCCAGGGAAGCCGACTGGCAAGAGCGCCTGGACGAGCTCGAGATTCAGGAGATTTCTCAGCGTGGAACCTTGGCCCCAGGCGGATACAACAACGAGACGGGCGGGAACAAGAACAAGGTGCTCCACGAAGACACCAAGGCGCTGATGAGCTCCGTCCGCTCAGGCGACCGTCACGCCATGTTTGGGAAGCACCACGACGAGGAGGCTCGTGAGTTGATTAGGTTAGCTAATCTAAAATCCGTCCAGCAGTGGTCCAAGGATGGCGCCCAACTCCTCAGGACGTTTGTGT